GTATATCCATCCGCTGATTCAAGTTCTAAAGAACTTACAGCATTTGTGGATTCTTTAACACACAGCCAATTAGAAGAAATTAAAGATTGGATGGAAGAAATGCCTAGATTAGAACACACCGTTTCGTATGAAGCTAAGAATGGTAAAAAGGAAGAAAGGACCTTAAGAGGCTTAGGTGATTTTTTCGAATAGCCCTTTCTCATATTAATTTAGAAAATTATTATCAAGTTCAATTTTCTATGGCCCAACACCATAAATATAGTTTAACAGAGCTAGATAATTTAATTCCATGGGAAAGGGAAATATACGTAGGCTTATTAAAGGAACACTTAAAAGAAGAAAAGGAAAGAGAACAAAGGAATACTAAATATGGCTGAAGAAACACCAATAACAAAAAAGGATTTAAGTAGCGTAATTCAAAAGGTTGCGGTTACAAACGAATCTACGAAAGTAGAACTCGCGAATCCTGAGCAAATCGCTAAGCCTATTATTGATCAGCAAAAGGAAAATGATCTTAAAAACCTTGAGAAATCAAGAGAAGAAAGATCTGTTTTTCAAGATATCGCAAAAGGTATTAAAGGTATGGCTGAATCTTTAGATACTGGATTAAGTAATCTTGCTAAGAGTTTCAAAGAAAAAGGTAAAAACATTTTAAAATTTATTGGTATCGCTTTAGGCGCAGCGGCTGGTCTTATATTGGCACCAGTCTTTTTAGCAGTCTCATTCTTCAAACAACTTGCGACCGAAGTTAGATTTTTAAATACACTAACAGGTGGTCGACTTGGAAAAATATTCTCACCAGTTACTAACTTTTTTAGACGAATAAGAATCTTTTTTAGTAGAAAAGGCCCATTTGGTAAAGTATTAAAGGTATTTGATAAAGTAAAAAAAGTAATTAGTGGTGTAGGCAAATCAAGTGGGGTTTTAGGTAAGTTCTTTGGATTCTTAAAAAAAGTAGGAGGTGTCGTTAAAAAGATATTTGGACCTCTCACAAAAGGATTTAAACAAGGCTTTGGTGTAGTCACTAAATTCGCAAAGGTCGCGGGAAGGCTTCTTGGTAAAGTATTTCTACCAATTACGATTCTTATGAGTGTATTTGATTTTGTTAAAGGATTCATGAAAGGATACAAAGAAGAAGGAATCATTGGTGGGATTAAAGAAGGAATCATTGGTGTATTCGAAGGACTCATTGGATCTGTAATGAGAATGCTAGCGTGGATTCCAAGTAAAATCGCAGAACTCCTTGGCCTAGATAATTTATCGGCTTCAATTAAAAGCGGAGTGGACAAAATGCTAGAAGGTATTAAAGACGCTTTTAGAGGTTTTGTAGATATCGTCATAGGAATATTTACTCTTGATGGCGAAAAAATAAAGGGTGGACTTTCAAAGGTTTGGTCTGGAATGACAGATTTTATAACTGGAATGTTTGACCCATTAGTTGGATTAGTTAAAGATCTTTTTTCAATGGACTTTATTGAAGATCTAAGAGACAGATTTAATATAGGCGATATGATGAGAAGAATCTTTGCGAATGTAAAGATTCTAATTGGCGATATGTTTGGCTGGGTGCCGAAATTTGGTGCAGATGCTAAAGCAATGAAAATGGAAGCTCAAAAGGATTTAGTTGGATTGGATATGGCACAGGCTCAAAGAGATCAAGCAAGAGAACAACGACAAGCAGGATCAGTTATGAGTAGTACTTCAACTACTACTACAAATAATTCTCCTATGACTATCGTAGAAAGTCCAACGGATTACAGCAATGCTGCACTTTCTGCAGCCGTGGCCGACTTCTAAAAAAGGAGTGGCCATAAGTAAGTAACAACTATGATATCAAAACTCATTCTTTTTATTCTCGCAGTAACAACTGTTGTGTGTTTCTATCTGCAGTCTCAACAAATACTCGATTTAGAAAATAAAGTTGAGTCACTTGAATCAGATGTAAAAAACATTAACGAAATACTCGACGAGTTTGATGAAGTCTTTATTCTTTTAATTGAAGAAATACGAAAAGAAAAGCGCTATAGCTTAACACGGTTATTATAAAGAAAAAAGGAGTGGCCAATAAGACCACTCCTTCTAGTTAGTTGTTTAGTTTATTTACTGTGAAGCTAATTTTGCAAAATAACTCAAAGTATCTTCACCGTCACCATCATCACCTTCACCGATATTTGGTGTATCGATAATAGGAGACTCAACCGAATTGCCCGTCACCGGTTCTTTAGTAGTATTTAGTTCAACTGTTTGAGAGGTTGTGAGACCTGATGCTACTTCTGCTTCACCAATCACTTCGAACATTTTTTGTTTCAAATCAGCGTATGATTTGTATGATTCAGGACTAGTGAATTCACTTAGCTTATAGAGCTTATTATAAACTTCTTCAAGCTGTGCTTCATCGCCATCGAATAGCGCTACAGCACTATCAAATTCAGACTTATCGTAGTTACGATAGCCTTCAACTTGACGAATCTTAAGCTTAAAGTTTGCACCGGCCCAAAAGTCAAATGGATTGACTGGAGTTTCATCAGCAAACTGAGGTTGCATTACATCCATGATCTTGTCCATGATTTTCTTACCATACTCATAAAGGAATACCTTACCTTCATTTTCAGGATTAGCGGAATCAGAGACAACAAGAATGTTAGAGACGTGGTGCAGACGACGCTTACGCTGACGTGCTGTTTCCTTATCTTCATCACGACCTGTGTTCCACAATTGAGAATTCAATTCAGACACAGGATCTTGTTGACCAATAGAAGTCAAAGACTTTTCGATGTACCAACGACCGGTGGATCCTTTGAATCCATGATCCCAATAACGTACCCAAGGAAGATCTTCACCTTCACCAGCGGGTAGGAAGCGAATAACGGCATAGCCATTACCTGCTTTGTCTACAGTGGGTTTCCACATACGGTCATCACCGTAGGACTTCTTTTCACTATTACCTGCACCGGCTGCGACCAGTTTAGAAATCGCATCATTGCGATTTTGTTTCATATTTGCGAACGACATATTTTGTATTTTATTTATTTTGTTTTAGTATTACAGTGTATTGCACAATGTATAGAGTTTACCATTAACTGACAGAATCTATATTACCATAGTTTGTCTGATGTGTAAAGGTTAAAAGCAACTTTTCTTTCAGCTTAGTTCGTGGTAATGGAGACTGTAGCATGATTAATTTGTATTTAAGTACTAAGTTAATCAGATCTTTATTTATACCTAAGGGATCACTTAGATCCTTCTTCAGGCGGTTAAGAAAGTTGACTAATATATCTACCAGCACAACAGATTCTATGTTAATCTCTTCAGCTCGTAGTGATTCTAACAAAGGATTTCTACTGTTGTTATCAGTGGTTGTGCATAACTGGTCAAACGAATATTCTTGATCAGCCATAAATTTCATATCTTGTGTAAACATATACGATAACTTATCTTGTCGTGCAACGTATTCATCGTATGCAGAATCATTCATTTTGCCAATCCAACCATTAGGATCTTTAATGAGGTTAGCAGTAAACCAATGGATAAGTTTTTCTTGTCTGAATTTACGTGACAGCTTTTCAAAAAAGTATCTATCTCTTCGCCTTTCAAACGTTACCCGCTTCACTGCAGTCTTATAGTTATACTTTACTGCATCGTAGTCAGAAGTAAAGTGTAACTTAAGAGATTGGTAAATTTGGTATGCTTGATAGCCGTCCATTAAAATAGTGTTCCCGTCGTTCGTTTTATAATATTTCTATCCATCGCTTCGACTTCTAGTTTAAGTTTCAATGGCCCTTTGACAAGCTTAGCCATGTCAGCTGGATCAATATGTTTCCTTTCGCATATTTCAATAATAGCTTCAGTGTAAGTCATAGCATCGTGTGATACTAATTTTTCGACTTGTAAACGTAGTTCTTCTTTTGTGATAGAAGGTTTAAACGTTACTTTTTGTTTTGGTATTCTTTCACTCATATTGCTCTTATAAGAATAGTGTCTTGGTTGATCCTACCATTCGCGGATTTACGCTTTGTTTTTAACTCATTAAGCGCTTTCTCAATTTGTTTTTCTGTCCTAGCTGCGATGATTGGAAGGTAATCTTCCGGCTTTCGTAGCGTGAGAGCAAAGGAAGTAGTTTCATCAAAGTCTTTAATTGATGTACCACTTATGGTAAATCCATCACGACCTTGTGCGTTAAACACCGTAAGCCTACGATACTTGGTATTAAAGACAAAGAATTTATTTGCCCCAATGATTCGTGTAGGATCACATGATTGTATCGCATGATCTTTCGATTCTTTTAAGTATTTCAACCTTTGGATTTGCTTAATCGCTGACTTAGGCTTTTTGACACGTGGTTTACGTGCTGAAGCTTTACTTGATTTGTAAAGTACTAATTCATTTAGCATATCATCTAGTGCTTTAATACGATTGCGGAGTGCTGGCTTACCTAGATAAGAATAGCCTTCCACCATTTGATCACACGTCTTTTCAAACGCCTCGTTATATTCGTCACGGTGTTTAGTCAACCATTGTTTGACTTCACCTGTCGCTGAAACTGGAATGTTTTCACCACGCATAACAGAAGCCAATGGGAATTTGACTACCTTTGTATCGTCTGTACACCAAGAATCAAGCATACCTTCAAGTTCGCATAGTATAGATTTCCTTACCTTTTCTTTCATGATTTCATGAACGTTAGGCTTTGCTGGAGCATCGGTATCTACCTTTACCTTTTTATCTTCTACTGAAGATGCCTGATTAAGCATCGATGCGATGTTAGTCTTTACAAGCTTTCTATAGTTGTAATAATCAGGTGAGCCCATGTTAAACATTCGACATAGCTTACCAGTAAGAGACACTTCACCTGCGGTTTTAGGCACCTTCTGAATAAGCTTACACTGCTTTGGATTGTACCCTTGAGTAATCATATAGTCATAAATGATAGGGATGTAGTCATCACGATCAAGGTAGTAGTTATAAAAGTTAAGACCTTTCGATAGCTTTATGTCGTATGCTTTCTGCGTTTTGACACTGTTCCACGTAGGTTCTTCGCCTGTGTACTTGCCATCGACAGCAGCTACTTGGCCATTCTTTTGAAATTTTCTTGTTTTAATTTTCATAGTTATACTATACCATAGATTGAGCAGTTTGTAAATAACATAATTAAGTTGATTTCTGAGGAAGTATTTGAGACTTATGTATGTACTCTAATCCTCGTCCACCGTTTCCGGTTTGTACAATGATTTCAGTTTCTTTAATTTGAAACACTGTGCCGCTACCTACCATGTCGCCACAGGAATATAAGATGTCGTCGCCTTCTTTAAGTTCGCCCATTCGATGTCTATTTGAGTCAGTATACATTATTTATTGTCGAATGTAAGTTGAAAAATTACGATAGCAGAAATTGACATGTTAAGAATTAAAGAGGAAGACGTTAGATTTCCTGCGATGTAGTTGATTGGTACGATACCAACGTTGAGTGCTAATACGATATAGGCGAATAATTTCATAGGTTTATTTGAAGAATATGTGTTTACCGATCTTCACGGTTTGTGTCATGCTTGCTGCCCAATAAGGCTCAGCGATATAGTCTGCGTAATAGTGGTCAGCACCATTCGTAAAGTTTGTAGATGTGCCAATGACAGCGTTAGCGATTGCCCAGCGTGGATGTTTCTTTGCTTTAGCAATCGTGGCTTCTAAAGATTTTATTCCATCAGCCTTTCCATTCCAACAAGAGAATTGTTTTCGCTGTAAACATACCTGAGCAAGTGTCTTGTGGCGTCTTTTAGCACGAGTCTTTATTACTTCGTAGACACCTTCAAGTGCACCAACGTGATATTCACCACCCGCTTCCATGATGATGGTCGCTACGACGATATCGTGCGCATAAGGACAAGGATCGTAGGTGCTAGCATTGGCCTTTTCAGCTAACGCTAAAGTTGCGATCATTACTAAGAATGCAAATATTGGTAATTTCATAATTAAGCAGTTACGCGTGATGCTAAATGCTCGAATATTTCGCGAGCTTGTTCTTCGCTATTAGCGATCATTCCATTCTTAAAGACATACTGTACACTGTACTTTCCAACATCTCCGGCGGTACGTGCCGCGCCGCTCGCGTATTCCCACGTGTGAGTATAAGAAGCCAATCCGCGACGTAAGTCTTCGAATCCGCTTTTACGCACTTCAGTGATTGGGTAACAGTTCACTCCTGAGCCTGCGGTGATGTAGATGTAGGTGC